GTGGTTTGACGTTCCGGATCGAATCGCTCACCAACGGTAAACGGTTCGTATTCAATCCAAGAGTCTTTGCCCTGCGCGTATGTTTCAACGCGTAGAGTCGTTTTTCTTTGTGGCATTGTAATACCTTTCTAATGTCTGCGAGAGACATATTTAGCTTGTGATTGTGTCCCTAGTAATGTATGCGCCTCTGACTGTGAAACCAGCCATAATCACGCCGCCGCTAGAAGCATCCATATTGGGATAAACCAACTGCGTCATAATGCTATTTGATGTGGTGTAAATCAAATCACCAACATCCCCACCGCCGGGTGACCACCTTACACACAGCTTTTTAGAACAAGCCGCAGCCGCCCATACCTGTTCGATTCTGTCCCAAGCCTCTGTCGCCGTTTCAGTGTACACAATCGAGAAAGTCAAATCGACCGGTTGTTTCTTGCCACCCTCAACAATCGCATTGATTCCCTCTAAAGTATACGCCTCACCCGTCAACAAGTCTTGGCTTGGTGAATCCATAGATTGTGTACTGCCACTAATATCGTACCAGCTACCCGTGCATCCTGGCTGAATCTCAAGTTTCCCACACCCCAAAGGCAATTGGCCCGTTGTTTGTGCCATTTTCCTATCCTCCTACAGAGAAATTAGTGATTGTCTTTTCAACCACTGCCAATAACATTTTCTTTGATTCCTAAATCTTCGCATAAATCCGCTTTCCATCGTTTCAATAGTGTTTTATCTAATCCGGTGATGGTGTATAATTCATCAACGGTCATTCCATATAGTTCTATTGTGCCAAGTTTGAACTTTTTTAGTCTCTTAGTTCGATACTTGAACTTGGGCAGTTGCTCCAAAGGCGGCGCACGATACATTGTAATCCGTTCCTTTTGGAGCAAAATAGCAATAGAACGCTCATCCAATCTTGATAAGGGATGGATTGCCCCCTTGGGGATTCTTTTATCCCCATACAACAAATTTTCATTTGCCCTGTATAGAATCATACTACCCTCACCGTTATCTCACATCTAACACCTGGATACAATAAACCTGTGCTTGTGTTATAATCAAATACAACTCTTTGCGCTGTCCAGTTTGTTACCCATATCGCCCTGTCTCCAAAATACTCACAGATTAAAATAGTTTCCTCTAGCTTGTCCCAAAGCCTATCAGCCCACACGACCACCGCTTTCATATTTTCGTCAAGATTGTTACGCCTTGCTACAAATATGTCAACTCGAAAAAGTAAATCGCGTGTGAATTGTTTGGTCGGTAGTGTATTAGCAGGCATTTCTCCCAACCCTGGACTATTGAGCGATTCCCAATAAACTTGTGCCAATGGTGCATCGTTAATGCCCTCTGTTAGTTCATTGTAATTTTGCACTTGATGCAAGCCATTAGCACCTAATGCCCCTGTTACGTCTAGTTCGTGTATGGCTGTATGGATTGTGGTACAAATTGCCGCTATTGATGTTGTTCCCATTACTTTATAATCCTATTCACTGTTTGTTCAAAAAGTCGTTTAATTGTTGGTATGCTATCCTCAAAAGCGGTTTGCAAATATCGTCTTGCTTTGATTCCTTTTTGTGCTATGGAACGTCTAGCGGCATAAGCAAGCGCACCCGCCGCCTTGATGTTTCCCCTAACTTTGCGCCTGGCCCATTCAAAAAGTGGTTTCCAGGGAGGCCAAAAAGGTCTAGTTCCAAGCTCGATATATGGAGAGTAGGCTAAGTTTGAACCAACCACACCTCTTACCACATTCCCCATCTGCGCAACATCCGGTGTGATACTTGCTCTCAAAGCACCTCTGTCAACCGGAGCATTTCTTTTTGCTTTTCCCTCAACAAGCAAAACCGCTTTCCCCATCGCTTCCAGAATCGGATTGCCTGACAAGTCTTTTATAATTCGCTCAAAATTCTGTTGGGTTTCTTTTAATCCTTTGACAAGTAATTTTATGTCCACTTAGCGTCTACCTGTTGCGGGTTTGACCAATCTAGCCAACCACAACATCATTTTAACATCTCTATCCATAGGAGGAGGAGCAAAAGGTATTTGTCCAAATTCAGAACTAGCAAGCGTATCAGCACCCGCGCCCTGGAATTTCTTGTACCACAAAGCAGATTGCATTGCACAAGCCTCCCTAATGATAGGTGGTACTGTAACAGAATATCCCCACTTTGCCGTTACTCTCACGGTAGGTTGGCCTGGTACAACGTGCTTGGCCGTTCTCTGTGAATGTGAAAAAATGTAAGTGTCAAATGAGTAGCCATCCCATTCACCACCACCATAAGAGCCAACGTTTCCATCCGTAAAGTGTGATTCATCGCCGCTTATGTCAACAACAAGTAAATCATATGGCAGGGTATCAAATGTAGGATGATAGGGGTCTCCAAGACAGGCAATGTAATCGCCACTTGACCATTCTGTGTAGGTTGTATCTGTTGCAGAATCTTTGACTTCAACTTTTGTTATTTCGACACATTCATCTATGAATTGATGCGCCTTGCCACTTCCAACAAACCGCCTTGCTGTTGCAGACGCTAAAGCCTCAAAACCGTCAGGATGATTAGTCCATTTATCAATTGCCTGTTGAGCACCTGCAATGATTGCCGTGATAAGCGCGTCGTCATCGGTATAGGTTTTGTCTATTCGTGTTTTTACCTCTGCTGCTGTACAATATGCCATAGTTTAACCTTCATAACAATGCAAGCCGAAATAAAAATCTAACCACCCAGTGTCGTTATCTGGACACATACATCTAGCCCATAGTTTTGTTCCAGTTAATGCTCTTCCAGTTTGAATCTTGACAATGCCCACTTCTTTCTGTACTGTCGCGCTATAGACAAATTCTACATATGTTCCAGCCGTTAATGCCGCAGCGCCAGTTGAACCCGCCGCGATTTGAACAAAATAAGTTGCATTTCGTTCTGTATCTTCTACCACGAATTGATGCGGGTCAAAGGCATAATCACCGTCATTTACCGGTGTATCCTGACTTCCAAGAATTTGTAACCAATCACCCCAAGTATCATTTCCCGCATCAATCCTAAACGCGCCTGTCCCTAATCCAATTCTATCTGCTACGTGAAACTCGCCCTCTGGAGTGCCCGCTTTTTCAAACCATCGACCTTGACTATGCAAGTGCCTATGAATCTCACCTAGATAGTATGAAAGGCTATAATGAGTGCCTTGTAATCCATCAGCCGTAGCCAAGTCAATTTTATCAGTTTCGTCTGAAATGTCGGTTAAATACCCTGTATTTGGTAAATTGTCTGTAACTCCTTGAATCCGCGCAATATCGGTAGGATTATTCAAACCAGACATTATATTCCTCCAGTCAATAACACAGTAGAAACAATTGCACTATTTGCGCACCTAGATAAAGATTGCCATTAGGGATAGAAATCTCATAACTACCACCATTGGCATTTAATCTAATCCCCTCGTGCAATGCCGCCGCATTGCCAAGCGTAATGTAAACCACATTTGCAGAATCATTGACAATCAGCAAGTATTTACGGTTAGCATTTGCACCTGTCAATTCAGTATTGCCATTGACTAGTTTAGCGGTATGGTTTGGAGTAATGGTCAATTGGTATGGTTGTGCTACGAGAGAAACAGGGACAGGGTTAGCATTTGATACAAGGTTTCTGCCAATCATCATACTCGCAGCAACAGCTTGGGCATAGATAGCCGTTGCTATTTCTTTCCATAACACAACGTCTGTGTTTGTTAGCGCATCACTACCGAACTTTGGTGTTTTATCTGCCATATATCACGTCCTTTTGTCTGCCGAGAGACATTAAATCACATTCAAAATGTCTAAAATGACATAGGTCAACAACCCGATATTTGTTATTCCCAACGCACCAATAAGTACCTTATGTGACGTTATCTGTTTTTCATCTATGAATTTTGAAACATTAGATTTTACTGCTTCAAATATCGTTGACTGAATATCAATAGCCCCATCCCATAATTCAGTATAAAGAATAAGATAACCAATACATTCTTGTCTGCTAATGTCCCATTCTTGCCCTT